CTCTTTTGCTGATTCGATATTTGCCGAAACTTGTTTACCAAAGCCCCCAAGAGCCGCCATAAAATTAAACGCCATTTGCACTTCTCCGTGACATTAAACCACCACTTGGCTGTTCTTGTTCCTGTTGCGGCTCTTCCATCATTTGTTCTTGTTCTTCTGGTTCTTCCATCAACTTGCCTTTATCAGCCATTTTCTTTTTAGCTAAAGCAATACGTGCAGGAGAAATAAGATCACTGTCTATAGTTTTATTTGATCCAGCCTCATATTCAACATCTGCCTCTTCAGCTAAGTACGCCATAGTCTCAATAAGCACAGGCATAATTAAGATACCCACGTCAATAGTATGTTTACCTTCCATAACACCTGCGTTCTGCATCGCATCTGCAATAGTTGTAAGTGGAAGCCCCGTTTCAATTACATCTAAAAGATTTTCTGTAAACTCTGGATTAACAAGTCTAGTAACATAGTAGTCAAGAGCCTCTTCTACAGTATTATATTCAGGTGGGTTTTGCCAAGGTCTAGCACCCAACTCTGCAGTAAGTCCTTGACCTGGAATTGGTCTTTCAAAAGATATTGAATTAGCCTCTACCATTTTTTAGTCCCATTCTTGCTTTACGAATATCTGCTACGTACCGTGAAACTCTTTCACGAGGCTCCATATCCATGATGTCTTTAGGAGCATTTGTTTTTGGTTTGCGTGGAAGTAACCCTCTACTCTGTGGCTGTACTTTTTCTTCAGCCTCATCATCATTAGGCAGTTGAAGATTATTCATTACCATAAAACCTACGTTCATTTTATTCTCCTAATTAAAATATTTTGCCAAGGATGCTGCCGCCAAGAGTCTTGCTTAGGTCAGATGTAAATAGTGATCCAATTAATTGACCAAAACCTGCAGATGCATCCGCATCTGATTTATATTTAATTGCGTCAAAGGAAGCATCTGCTTGTAACTTAACTTCAGCAAGTCGGCTAATACGACTACGTTCATTCTCAGCAGATGTCCACGCCCACTCCATGTTATCTGAGTAGTTTTGCCACAAGTTATTATACGCTGTTTGTGATACGCCTAGTAGAGCACCTGCATTGATTTCATTTGCACGGTTAACTGCTGCAGTGTCTGCAGTTGCAATCTCTCTACGCCACTGTGCATTGTTCTGATCAATGACTAAACGGTTCTGTGCATTAAACTGTTCACGTTGGTTATTCATTTCAGCATTGAAACGTTCAACAACGTTCTGTTGACCAGCATTAAACTGAGCCTGTGCATTAGATTGTGCTGCATTAAACTGTGATGTATTGGCAGCTAGACTTGCAAAAAATTGATCAACTTGGTTTTGAGAAGATGCATTAAATTGTTTAGCAGCATTTTCAGCAGCTTGATCTGTAAACAAAGCCTGAGCTTGTTGTTGTGTATTAAAGATTTCTGTTTGCTGACGGTTACTCAAGTTAGTCATGTCCATCTGCAAGAACGCTTGTGCATTTTGTACAGCAGCCTGTTGACGATTATTTAAGTTAGTCATATCCACTTGAGACATTGAAGCTGCATCAGCCATAACTTTAGCTTGTCTGTTAGACAAGTTAGTTAGATTCACAGTCTGTGCCATCTTAGCATTTTCAAGAGCAACCTGTTGTTCGGCAGTAAAGTTCGTATTAGCAATTTCAGAAATTTTAGCTGCGTTCTGGACCTTGGTTTGAAACTCTTGTGTAAACTCCATATTTAAGAAGTTAGCACGTTGACGTGCAGATTCCATAGCAACTTGAGTTTTGTTAGATGCATCCATCTGTGCAATAGGTAGGGCAGACTCCATAGCAGCCTGTACAACAGCCATACCTGCCATAGATGATGCACCTAATCCACGTGCAGCTAATGCTGCGTTAGCACTACGCATAGCCCCTGCAGCCCAAGCTGGTATTTGACCACCTTGAAACTGCTGCATTAGCTGCCCAAGCTCCCCTTGTACTGTAGCAGCTTCTAGTGGTTGTTGACCAAATATTTGCTGTACTTGTGACTGATCAACAGCTGAACCCGAAATCATTTCACCTGCTTGTAGAGTACGAGTAGGTGCACCTTGTACTGTAGTAGCTTGTCCTTGTGCAGCCTGTAAATTTAGTTGGGCTAATTGTTGAGGTGACATTTGCGCAGCATTTACTTGCGCTGGAACAGACACTTGCCCTTGTTGTGCTGTAGCACCCTGTATCTGCCCTGCAACCTGTGTTGCATCTACCTGTGCAGCAGGTGTCTGTGCCTGTGACGTTGCCTGTGATACACCTGCTATTGCTGTAGGAACTGCTACTTGTCCTTGTACCTGACCAGACTGTGGACTTACAAGTTGACCAGCATCTAGTTGTGTACCAACTGGAACAACTGCTGAACCTACTGGCAATCCAGGACTAGTAGCTTGCTGTACCATTGCCTGTTGTAAATTTGCACCAGAATCAATGTTAGCTTGGGGGATTATTTGTTGAGGCAAAGCAGCAGGAGCAGGAGTACCACCACCAGCAAATCTTTGTACTGATCCACCCCTAGCCATCTCTTCTGCTTTTTTCATGTATTGATCCATGATTTGTTTTTTATCTTGGTTCTGATCCAAGTACTGTTGAAAGCCTTGCATATCACCTTGATAACCGAGACTGTTTGCAATTTTTGGCATTGCCTCTGGTTTAAATCCTTGAAACTGAATCATGTTATTTTCCTATTACCACTTACCTTGATTTCTACCAATGAGCCAGAGTATTCCTCCGACAAGGCCAAGTCCTGATGCACCAGCTAATATTCCAACAATCCATTCTATGATTGTTTCTTGTATTTCTTGCCTACGGTACAATTCTTCTTTACGTTGTTTACGCATCTGTGCTTCTATCTGAAGTACTTCTTCCCAAGCCGATGGTCCATAATTCCAACTAATAAAATCTTTAATCTCTTTGCGCATCTTTTCCATCTTCTTGCGTTGCGCAAAGACTTCAAGTGCTGTTTCTTGGTCTGATCCTTTAAAGGTATACCAAGGTGGGTTAATCTTTTTATCAGCAGCATAACTAAAATCAGAGAATGCTTTACCCCACTGAGCAAGTTGACCAGACATATCCTGTATGTCACGACCAACAGATATACCGTGCTTAATGGCGTTAAATGCTGACGTAGCTAGACCTACTGCTGTAACTGGATCAATCATTCTGTTGACTGACCCACCAGACACCACCAGTAAGCTGTATAGTTGTTGCTAAAACTAATGCCATTGGTAGATTAAGGTCTTTCATTACTTAGTATTCCTATTCTCTGCCATCTTCTCTACTAGATCACGAATAGCTTTAATGTTTTCATCTATACGAGCTACAGCTACAGCTTGTGTCTGTACAGTTTTCTCAAGAGTTTCTATACGTGTCTCATGCTTAGTAAGATCACGAGTGTTTGTTCTAATGGCAGAGTCAAGAGTTGACACATACCAAACCAATGCAATTGTTTGCATTAAAATACCAATAATAAAACTAATAGGTACGGATTTAGATAAGTGCCAACTTGTATCGGTATTCATTATGCTACTGCTCCGTAGATTGTACCATTATTTGTTAAAGATGCAATAGCTGTTCCAGAGATAGCTGCACCCCCTGCGCCACCACCGCTAGCAGCAGCACCCCAGCCACCGCCACCGCCGCCAGCATTACCTTGACCATAAGCTCCAGTATTGCCACCAGAGCCGCCATTACCACCTGTTGAGTTTTCTGTATTAGAGCCAGTGCCAATAGTCCCAGAACCACCTACACCTGGGAGTATACGGCCACCACCGCCACCACCTTCGGCATCGTGTAACCCAGAACCTGTAGCGGAAAAACCACCACCGCCGCCGCCAGCACCACCACCAGCAGAACCTACAATAAATCCGTTATCTCCTGCGTTACCACCAGCCTGACCTATTGCGCCACCTGCACCGCCTGATGTAGTGCGTGGTGCCCAGCCGTTAGAGCCATTACCACCACCTGCGCCGCCGCCGCCACCGCCGCCACTGCTTCGACCACCACCACCGCCTCCAGCGATGTATGCACCAGACTGATTAATAAGAGTAACACCAGAGGCTGAATTAACTAGAGCTGGTCCACCATTGTTTCCACCCCCGTCACCGCCACGTCCTATAATGTAACCGTAGTTTGTAAGGGAGAGTTTAGAATTAAAGGCACTTGAAATGACCAAACCACCAACAGATGTATTATCTGACCACAGATATACGCCTGAATTAATAGTAACAGATATAGGATCTGTACCGTTCCAGCCCAAGCCAGTAACGTATGAGTACAAGTTTAACTCTTTTTGACTTGATGTAATAGTAACATTGAACTGCTTCACTGCATTGTAAAAGCTCAACATGTTAAGTGGGTTAGGTGACTCTGGGACATTAGTATTATTAGACGTAACACCTGCTGTACCATTACGATAATACTCTTTAAGAGAGTGAGGTGTACTACCACCAAACTCACCTACAATATCTGTTATTAAACTAAGAGAGCCAGAAGGTTTTACTGCCATTAGAATGCCGCCGCTACAATGTCATCATTTGCGTTCAGTGTACCTGTGCTTGTTAATTTAAACTGTACAGCACCGCCATAGCTGAAATGTAATTCTGTACCACTCTGTGTAATAGTCCAGTCACCTAGATCAACAGTAGTTGCGTTAAGGGTGCTTGCTGAGAATGCTTGAGAAGCCGAACCTGCTAGTTCTGCTTTAGTATCAATCTCTGTCTGTAGA